AGTGCCGCTGTGACTGGTTCCAAGACAATTGACCTTCCGCAAGTCGCTGACACCGCCACTTCATCGGCATCAAATTAACAAGCTCCCCAACGTCCTTTGCCATAGTCATTGCGCGAGACCGGCAAGCTTCCCGCGTTTCACTGTAGATAATCGAATGAAATTCTATGCAATCAGTCGGTGCGCCAATAACGCAAGCCAGAACGATTGCCTTAAACATCTTCTTTGCGACCAGTTAAAAACTTAACTGTGTCGGTTTCCCAGATGCGGATCAAAACCCATAGGCCAGTAAACAAAGCCACGATATCCGGCATCATACCGATCCACGCAGCAAATGTGCCTGTCCCAGCCGCAACGTCAATGATGACTTTGTTTTCTTCGTTCATTAGCTTGCCTCTAATGCTGTGATGCGTGCTTCAAGTTCTTGAATAGTCTTAACAAGCAACGGCACCAGCTTAGACTGATCGATGCCTTGGTAATCCGGCACAGACCTCGTACCCATAACCGCCGCTGTGGTTTCACGCCACTGCTGGCCTTCTGCTAGTTCTTCTGGCTGTTCAACGTCTGCGCTGTGGATGACCTCATCAATAGCCGCTGTTAGTTCAACGCCATCTTCGTCATAGGTTGCTGCAACGGCTGGTGTGTATATGTCACCTGTGGCTGCACTGACTTCGTACTCCTCGTCACGCATACCGTCTTTTTCGCCTACAATAGCCTCTGGAACAATGTCCTGAACTTCGTGTGCTAGGAAACCATCGACAGGAACAGCGTCATCGCCATCAGCAATCCACTCAAACCTAGCTGGCTTGAGTTGCTTGAGGCGTGTGGTGGCATCCCAATCATAGGTTACGTCAGTCTTTAGACGGTAGTCGGATATGTTGGCGTAAGTTGTTGTAGAACCGCTTGTAGAAATGTAACCAATAAGTCCGTTTCCGTTGTAAAACAGCAAATGGTTATAAGCTGCCGTTGAACTCCCAGAACTGCTTGCTTGGCCGCTTGACGTTCCAGTAATAGAAAAACCTTGAACAGAAGCTGACGGGAAAACTTGGCATCCGAAAAGTACGTTGCCGCCGCCGCTGACACGGAAACGTTCTGTGTCACTTGTAACAAAGCTCACAGGATGTGCTGTAGTTGAACCTAGTTGAACTCTTGCAGATAAAGATGTTGATTGGACAGCATTTAAGCGCATACCAATTGCGCCGTTTACTGCTGTAGCATATAAACCTGCGTAGTTACCTGATGTGCCTGTGTTTGTATTTTTAACCTGTAAACCTACAGCGCTACCACTATTGTTTGAGAAAGAAGCATCCAAAATATCAGCAGGACTACTCGTCCCAATGCCCACGTTGCCAGTCGCCAGATCAGTCGTGATTGTGCTGACCCACGCAGTATTGCCGCTGTTTCTGACCTTCCAAGTGCCGGTCGTGGTATCAAACCAAAGCTGATACGGATACGGCGTTGTCGGCGCAGATGACCCTGCACTCATCGTTGCAGCCGCAACTAATGCATCATTTAGATCAGCCCGAAAGCTGGGAAAGGTCTGGTTGGCAATGTTAAAATCGTGCTGTGACATTTAGAACCCCGTTGCAACGTAATCAAACAAACGATCAACCGCTGCGTTGCTGCTATTGTAAAACGTGATCGTGAACCCAGATGCCGACTTGCTAGTTATAGCATAATAATCGCCAGATTGCATATCCCCGACCGAAATTGATACCGCGCCAAGCGATTTGAATGGCGTGGCAAACGTGACCGCCTTTGCCCCCGCACCGCTTTGAATATCGTTTGCGCTTTGCGTTCTGGTCGGCAATCTAATTTCTGCGGTCAATTCTGAAATGGCCGGTGTTTCTTTGCTGTCTGTGCTTGTCAGGACAGCCCTAAACCGCAACGCCCTTGCGGTGTATGCTCCAACGACAAATTGCCGGTAAGCAGTCCACGTTGGGCTGCCAGCGGGATCATCTGTCGTGGTGCTGACAAACAAATCAACGTCAGTTGCACCGCCAGCCGGTGTGCCTGTGTGCTGGGATAATTGCGTAAACTTCAATGTTGCTGTGACGTTTGCTGTAAACGCTGTGCCAAGGTCAATATAACCATCAAAATCATATGTGCCGCTGCTTGCAATAAAGCCGGAACCAGAACCGCCGCCAAACAAACCGGTCGCATCGTCAAAATTACCGGCAACGCTATCAAACAGGTTAGTCGTATCCAGCCGCAGAATATCATCAATCACAACGCAATCGGTCTTTGTGCCTGTGAAATCGCTATGCTCCGAAAGACTTGTAACAAGGTTTAAATCATCAATTTGATCGACTAACGCCACGCTGCTTGCTGCATTTGCGCTTTGAAAACCAAACTTATTGACTGCTTTAACAAAATATGTGCCGGTTTTAGCTGGCGTGATAACGGTGTTTGTTGGCCTTGGCACTTTCTTAACAACAGTTTGCGCGTTGTTAAATGTTGCGCCAATGGTCAATGGCGAATGCCGAATAACGTAGTGCGATAAATCTGCATCAGTGCTAGCTGTCCAGCTTAAATCAGCACTTGCGCCAACAATATTGACACTGAAATTAGTTACATCGCTTGCCGCCGCTGCTTGCCCGACAATGGTGTGATTTAGCGTGGCAAATGCAGATTTAACGCCAAGACTGCTAATTGATCTTGCGCGGATGTTATAAAGGCCACCAGCTTGCACATTGACAAGCGTGAAACGATTGCCGCTGCCTATGCCCAGCGATTTGTAAACTGTTTCTGTTGATAGTTTTGCTTGCACTTCAAATTGATCGGCATAAACGCTTGTGCTTTCCACATTAGCAACCAAAACAGATATTGCTTGCTGGTTAAATAAATCTAATTCATCAAAAGCTGTTAAAGTTGGAGCCGGTACGGAAAACGGATTAGGCAGATTTGTGTTATCAAGTTCAAATGCTTTTTCAAAACCAGTGAGCCAAGTATAAACAGCCGCATTTGTTTCACGCAAAAACAACGTCACATTCATCACTGGCATACCATTGTCATCATCGCTAACTGAAAACGACCATTCTGCAACTTCAAAAACCTTCCCAACAAATCCAAGGCGGCTGTTTGAAATCTGCACGCTGTCACCAACAGAAACATCAAATGCCTTCATTGTGAATGTTGCTGACATTGTGATTTGCTGCCGATTGCGATAAAGCGCAATTCTTGCCAGCCTTTGCGCCATTGTGTGACTTGTCGTGTAAGGTAAATTGTAATCAAGGAATTTACGCAACCCGCCATCATCTGTTTCAAATGATGAAACAGTCAGTGCCGGATAATCTGTTGGCACATAATTTGTCGTGGGTGGCGAAAAGACGCCTTTGACAGCATTATAATTATCACGCTTGCTGCGCTTTGTTGAAATTGTTATCGGGCTAGTTACATCATCTTCATCAAATACGATCGTTGACAACCTATATTCCGCAATTTTCAATGTAAATTTGCCATTAACATATGACACTGTGCCACCGCAGCTTGTAACCATTTCTTCCAAAATGCGTTTTGGCGCGTTGCTAGTTGCCAAGGTGCCGTGTATTTCATAACGGTTTTCTGTGCCGCCAGCGGCAAGCGGTATACTCGCTTCGCAACCATTTGCCGCAGCGATAAAATCTGTATCGTTTATCTCTGCCGCATCGCAACCTAATCCATAGGATGTATCTGTTAAATAATCGCGGATTGCTAATGCTGGGTTTGCTGAATAAACAGTGGTTGTTGTGCGTGGATCATATAGTTTTTTGCCGCGTATCTTTGCGCTGAAATTCGGGATGCCGGTCGGGAACACATCATTGTCAAATTTAAGCCGCACATACATATATGCGATGCCTTGCAATCGATGGTTGCTAGTCCAGACTGCGCTTTCAGAAACCAAATCGCTGTCGGCTGTTTGCGTTGTGGCTCCGGTGTGCAATTTAACGCGCACCTTGCCATCAAATCTTGACGGGCTTGTTACGTTGCCGCTGCCATCAAGCGTTAAAGCCTCATCATTTAAATATATTGTTTGAAAACTGTCGATTTCGTGTGAAGCCAACAAAATAACAAGATGCAAATATTCATCGCTGTTAGTGCTTTCTATGTGCGCTAACACGCCAGATAATCTTGTTTCACCATAAACAAAACGGCGCGACACGATTGGCTGTTTTATCATTTGCGTGCGGTTTAATGCTTCCGATGCAAAATCAGAATATTGTGCCGGAGCTTGCGGGGCGGGTGCTAACGCATTGGCTGCACCAGACGCTGCGATTGTGGCTGCGGCCATCGCATAGTTGCCAGTTAAGGCATAAACACCCGCTGTTATTACAGTGATCGGGTCTTTAATTGCCTTTTTAACACCGCGAACAAAACTTGAAAACCAGCTCATTATTTTTTACCCCAAACGACCTGTTTGTCTTGTAAATCGGTTATGAACTCCAATCCTTTGTCATTTGGGTAATCAATTTTTTGATCTTCACTGGTGTATCTTCTGACCCGCGCCATTTCCAAGTCAACCAAACGGCTTTCGCAATCAATAACAACGGTCGCTGTCTCGCCGCTTTCTTGAATGCTCATTTGATCCATTTGCCCTTTGAAAACAACATATGGGTCATTGTTGATTGCGCCATTTGCATCTAATGTGCCAAAATAAAGCGTCATTGGTCTGCCTTGATAATTTTCTGTCAACGCAGCCGCGACTATCGATGATGGCAATCCAGACAAACCAACGCTGACATTTGTTGCGCGGATTTCGCTGGTTTCATCAATGTCACTGATTGACAGCATATTACCGCCGCCATCATAATCTTCGCCACCAAAAGTTAGCGTATCAAGGCCAGTCCATAGGCGCAGATCACCGCCATCAAAAGCAAAATGCACAGCAAAAAACGGCTTCAATGATGCCGCTGATAAACTGTTATTGAAATCTGTGCCTAATGATCTGGTCATAGCTTTTCAATCGCGCCAAATGTAATTTGATAAAAACCGGCATTATTGATCTGCCAGTCTGTTACCGGTGTTGATAAATGGAAAAGACCTTTGGCACTGCTAACGGCAACGCTTGCACCATCAGCCGGTGATGATCTTAAATCCGGCCAAATAGTCAACGTGGCTTGCCCGCTGGCGTTGCTATTAACATCATCTAGCACTTTATAAAGCCGCGCCGCAGCACCGCTGCCAAGCTGGATATAGTCACCGGCCTTTAAATAGCCCGTTGCAGACGCAGGAAGGCCATCAATGTTTAAATTGTTACCAGTCTGGCTTGCGCCATTAACAACCGGTGTGCCAGCGGCTGTGGCCGCTGATCCGCGTGGCGTTGCTCCATTAGGATCGCCCAGCAAGAATGATCCAACAGAACCGTAAAGCTTCATAAAAAACGCAATCCAAACTTCGGCATCATCTCGCTTCATTGGCGGTAATGAAATATCAGCTTCCCATCGCGCACCTTGAAATTGATATGTTTGCGTTGCCATTGTGAATGGCGATGACGTTTGACCAATAACATTACGCGCAATCAAGTTGACGCTAGAAACGCCTGTGTGCGTTGGAAATGTAAGCGGATAACTGATTGTCATAATTAACCCCCAAACGCACTAGCAAAAGAACCACCGCGCCGCTTGGCATCAAGAATTGCAGACTGCGATGCCGCTTGTATTTGCGGCAACATATTCATCACTTCGGTGCGTACTGTTTGAGAAACGCCAGCCGATAGGTTAATCGTTTGATTGACGATAACACTGCCGCCACCGCCGCCATTAGGCACAATAGTACCAGAAACGCCATCTGGCACAAACAATTCTGCGCCTCTTTCACCCACAACAGAAACCTTATTGCGTGGTGGCCTGCCGCCATTGGCAAAGAACCCGCCAAAGAAATTTCCAATTTTGCCAAATATACCGCTGCCACCGCCGCCCATACCAGCCGCGATCTGTCCTGTGATATCTTTTTGAATTTTGACGCGGATTAAATCACTAATAATCGACCGCGCCATTGCCTTAAACGCATCTTTCGCGCTGGCTGTTCCCATAGTGACGTCAACAAGCGCATCTTCTAGCGACTTGATCCCGCGCACCGCTGCGCTTTCCATATTCTTTTGCAAGTCCTTTGCACTATCGGCCAAATCCATTAGCTGCTTGCGATATGTCTTGCCAGTTTCATTTCCAACATTCTGTGCATTGGTCAATTCGTTTGTTGCGTTTTTTGTGCTGTTTATTGCATCGCGCAAATCTTGGAAAAAGCCAGCCGTGACAAATGAATATGTGCCAACCTTTTGGATTGATTTCAACGCATCATTATCAATAACCCGACCAAGTGCTTTTGCCGCGTCAATAATGAAATTCAGACCGCGAACAACACGATTGACAAAACCTTGAATGGAAATGCTAATGCGTTCTGCCATATTGACAACAGACAAAGCCAACGCTTTAGCAAAGTTCTGCATTCCACCGGCTGTTTCAATTGCTTTGACCAATTTATCGCGGATCAAATCAACAATCACGCGGAAAGCTGGCGCAAGACCAGCCGTTATTTGATCTGCAACGCCCTTGAACATTACGCCAAGTTTCATCATCGCATCATTGGCTTCTTCAACGCCTTTGACCGAACTTGATGACAGTATGAAGCCAAGCCCTTCGGCCTCTTGGAACATCTGTTGCAGGGCTGCGCTGCC